GAAACCAAATCATCAAAACCAGGATTAGCAATTGCCCAGTTGATTGGGTCGCGGTGGTCGGCTCCTTCAGGTGCTTCCCACCAAGCCATAAAGAATGCTGGGTCAACAACTTCACCAGTTGGCTTTCCGTTTGACCGAGGTTCGTAAGACTGGCGTGTTGCCTTGGTTGCGACCTGACGGCAAAACACAGGTGACTGTTGTTTACGAAGGTGATGTTCCAGTAGCTGTGGACACGGTTGTGGTTTCTACCCAGCACGCTCCTGAAGTTGAGCAGGAAGAAATCCATGCTGCGATTGCTTTGCACGTGGTTCTACCTGTGCTGCGCCGCTTCCCTGAACTAGCCACAGACGATTTGCGCGTGTTGGTGAACCCAACTGGTCGTTTCGTTATTGGTGGTCCTCAAGGCGACGCTGGTCTAACTGGTCGCAAGATTATTGTTGACACTTATGGTGGTGCAAGCCGTCACGGTGGTGGCGCGTTCTCTGGTAAGGACCCAAGCAAGGTTGACCGTTCAGCCGCTTACGCTATGCGTTGGGTTGCTAAGAACGTGGTCGCTTCTGGTTTGGCTGCTCGTTGCGAGGTGCAGATTGCTTACGCCATTGGTGTTGCCGAGCCTGTTGGTATCTATGTGAACACGTTCGGGACTGGTGTTGAAAGCGACTCGGCTATTGCTGACGCTATTCGTCACGTGTTTGATTTGCGACCTGCAGCAATCATTGACGACCTTGGTTTGCTAGATGCGATTTACAGTCCGACTGCAGCATATGGTCACTTCGGTCGTGACGAGTTCCCTTGGGAGCAAACTAACCGTGTCACACAGTTGCGCGACTTCTTCAAAGGCTAACCATGTCTGACAGCGGTCAATGCATCACGCACATTGGTTTCTACGACGCAGACGACAATCCTATTGATGAGTTTGGCGCACTTGTTTTTGATGGCGCACGACGATGTGGTCACAGGGACTGTGTGAACCAAAGCCACGTTGAGGGTTTCGTTGAGATTAGTTTCCATGAACTAGTGGTCGCTTCAGCGTTCGCTGGTGGTTCATTAGCAACGCACCCAACCTGCAATTTCCCTGGTTGTGATAAGCGTTTCCGTTCGTCAGGTCTATGCCGTAATCATTACGCTGTATATCGAAAACTAAAAATTGTTGAAACGCCACCAAAGGTTGAACGCTACACCTTGGACCAATTCAAAAACGCTAAACCAAAAGTTGTCGGCAGCAAAATCACCTGCGCGTTCGACGGTTGTTCTAAAGGTGGATTTTCACGTAGCCTATGCACAAAGCATTATCAAATCATGGTCAGACTAGAACGGAAGAATAAATGAAACTCGAAACTCTACGCATCGCTGAACTAACCAGCGACCCTCAAAATGCGAGGAAGCATGATGAGAAGAACCTAGAAGCAATCGTTGGCAGCCTTCGCCAGTTCGGTCAGCGCAAACCAATCGTGGTGAGCCAAGGCAACATTGTTGTTGCAGGTAACGGAACTGTTGAAGCCGCTAAACGCCTCGGTTGGGAGAGTATTGAAATCGTGCGCATTCCAGATGGTTGGACCGAAGACCAAATCAAAGCTTTCGCGTTGGCTGATAACCGTTCAGCAGAACTTGCTACTTGGGATGTTCAGGTCCTCAACAAGCAACTCATGGAGTTGGACGCGGTTGAGTTTGACATCAAAGAACTAGGTTTTGAATTGCCACAGGTGTTGGAGTTAGAAATAGCTGAGGACGCTGACGAGGTTCCTGAGAACGCTGACGCACGTGTGAAGATTGGTGACGTTTGGCAGTTGGGCAACCACCGACTTGTGTGTGGTGACGGCACCAGCATTGACACTTACGAGAAACTATTAGGCGACGAAAAGGTTGACCTTGTTTGGACTGACCCTCCTTACGGTGTGGCTTACGTTGGCAAAACTAAAGACGCGCTCACTATTGAGAACGACACTTTGGACGCTAAACAGTTGGAGTCATTTTTGCGCGACGCGTTCACGGCTGTTTTTGCTTCAACTAAACCTGGTGCTTGCTGGTATGTTGCCTCACCGTCAGGGAACCTGTTCCAGTCGTTCAGTATCCCTTTGACTGAGTTGGAAGTTTGGAAGCACACTCTTGTGTGGGTTAAGGACGTTCTTGTTATGGGTCGCGCCGACTACCACTACCGTCACGAATCAATCTTCTATGGTTGGACCCCTGGTGCTGCTCACCAAACACCACCAGACCGTAAGCAGGACACGATTTGGGAGTTCCCTAAGCCGCGTGCTAACCGTGAACACCCAACGATGAAACCTGTGGAACTGATTGTTCGCGCCATCAACAACTCAAGCCGTGCCAAAGAACTAGTGCTTGACCCGTTCGGTGGTTCTGGTTCAACTTTGATTGCTGCGGAGCAAACACAACGCCACGCACGTTTGATTGAACTAGACCCGAAGTATTGCGATGTCATTTTGGCTCGTTGGGAGAAGTTGACTGGCAAGACTGCAGAACTAGTCGTCTAACCACGACTGCTAGTTTGTAATAAGGGAGAAGGATTAGATTATGGCTCAAATGGGTCGTCCGCCGAAACCTGCGGAGTTGAAACGTTTACAGGGAAACCCTGGCAAGCGTGCTTTACCAAAAGAAGACCAACTTATCCTTCTCCCTGCTGCGGCTGATGTTCCAGAACCACATCGTCCCTTGATGAAATACGGTCGGGAAATGTGGGACCGTATTTGGGGCATGGGACAGTCTTGGATTAGTCCTACGACCGACATTGAGTTGTGTTTGATGACTTGTGAAATGATTGACGAGCGTTGGAACCTTCGTGTCAAAGTTATGTCTACCGAGGACCCAAAGATGCGTCGCGGTTTGCGCGAACTTGACCGAACCATTATCAGCAACCTTTCGTTGCTTGGTTTCAGTCCGACCGACCGTATGCGTCTCGGAATTGCTGAAGTAAAGAAGCAGTCGCGTTTGGAAGAGTTGCTTGCGCGAAAGGCAGCCAATGGATAGTTGGGAACCAGCATGGTTGACACCTGTTGACCCTGCAGCAATTGAACGTGGCGACGGTTTGTATGCTGCAGAGTTCGCTGAGGCTTTTGGCTCTATTGGTAAGGACGGCATTGCTGGTCGTGCAGGTGAGGCTTTGGAGTTGCGCGAATGGCAAATTGAACTTCTGCGCCATTTGTATGCGCGAGATGAAGAGGGTGGCTTACTTGCCCAGACCGCTCTAATCGGGATGCCGAGAAAGAACGGAAAGTCTGCGCTTTCAAGTGCGGCAATCGGTTTGTATTCTTTGCTCGCTGAGGGAATCAACGGTGGTGAGGTAATCGCGGTCGCAGCTGAAAAACAACAGGCTCGCATCGTGTTCGAAGAAGCCAAACGCATGGTGGAGAATTCGGAACTGTCTGAACTGGTGACCGTGTATAAAGACTCGCTTTACGTTCCGTCTACGTCCAGCGTTTTCAGGGTTGTATCAGCCGAGGCTTACTCTAAGGAAGGTTTGAACCCTAGCCGTGTGATTATGGATGAGTTGCACGCTCATAAGAACCGTGAAATTTTTGACGTGTTCTCTTTGGCTATGGGTAACCGTGGCAAGATTGGTCAGTTGGTTGCTATTACAACTGCTGGTGTAAAAACAGACTCTACAGGTCAGGACAGCGTTTGCTATTCGCTTTACAACTACGGCAAGCGTGTGGCTACTGGTGAAGTTGTTGACCCAGCATTCTTTATGGCTTGGTGGGAAGCACCTGAAGGAGCCGACCACCGCGACCCAATCAACTGGGCAATTGCTAATCCTGGTTTTGATGATTTGGTTTCGCGCGAGGACTTTGAGTCAGCGGTGCGTCGAACTCCTGAAGCACAGTTCAGAACTAAAAGAATGAACCAATGGGTTAGCACCAAAGAAGCGTGGCTCCCTGCTGGTGCGTGGGAAGAACTAGCTGAGGATTTTGAACTGCTACCAACCGACAGTTACTTCCTCGGCTTTGACGGTTCTTGGAATAACGACTCCACTTCGTTGGTCGCTGTAATTATGCCGCGCGAAGAAGGCGACGTGTTCCGTGCAGTCCGTGTCGCATCGTGGGAGAAGAACTTTGCTATCGATGACGACTCGTGGATTGTTGATAAAAACGACGTGACCAACACGGTGATGAAGTTCTACGACGAACACCCGAACTGTGTGGAGATGCCTTGTGACCCTTCCTATTGGGAAGACCAGATGTGGATTTGGCAAGAGTATGGAATCCCTGTCGTTGAGTATCGCAACTCACCAAACCGCACCATTCCAGCAACCTCAAAATTGTATGAAGCAATCATGTCGAAGAAACTGAAACACAATGGCGACGCAGCTTTGGCACGCCACATTGACAACTGTGTTCTCAAAATGGACAGCGGTCGAGGCGCACGTATTACAAAGGATTTTAGAAACCCTAAACTCAAAGTGGACAACGCTATTGCGCTGATGATGGCGTATGACCGAGCAAGCAGTAGAATTGAAGAACAGGTCATCCCTGAATTCTTTATGTAAGGACCTTCTTTATGTTGGCAACAATCATTCAAGCAGTAGGCGTGTGCCTCATCTCAACTGGGGTGGCTCTTTGGTCGCTGCCAGCAGGAGTATGCGTTCTCGGTGCTGGGGTCATTCTTTTTGGTATCGCAATGGAGCGTGGTAAATAATGCTAGGTCGTCTTACTGAAAACCGTGCCATCACTTTCCAAAACGTTTGGGGTTCAGGTGGCGACATTCTTGTCGAGAACAATGCTGGCGTTGTTATAAACGACAAGAGCGCGTTCAGCATCGTTGCTTTCTTGTCTGCAGTCAGTTTGATTTCTGACACCATTTCAACGCTACCGATTGCTGCGTATGAACGTGACGACAATGGTGCGCGTAGACCTGTGCTGCCTCAACCGCAGTGGGTTTCACAACCAGACGTTGATAACACCTGTCAGGGACATTACGGTGCTGGTCTTGTCAGCCTTCTGATAGACGGCAACTTGTTTGTTAGAAAGTTTTACAGCAAGGGCAACCTAGTTAACATGGTTGTTCTTGATCCGACCAGTGTGACAATCAAACGCAACGGACTCGGTCGTAAAATGTTCAACGTTGTTGGCGAGGACAAACTTCTTAGCTCAGACGAAATCCTACACGTCACCGACCTGCTAGAACCTGGTGCGGTCCGTGGTGTTAGCCGTGTTGAACGTTTGTCGGAATCGCTAGGTGTAGCGTCAGCACTTCAGGCTTTCGCAGCACGCTTCTTCAGCCAAGGTGCAACCACCAGCGGTGTGATTGAATACCCTGGTCCTTTGACTGGCGACCAAGCAAAAGCACTCTCTGACGGTTTTGACGCACGCCACCGTGGTTGGCGCAAAGCACACAAGACTGGAATCTTGTCTGGTGGTGCAAAGTATGTGGACACAACCGTTCCAAACGACTCTGCACAGTTCCTAGAGAGCCGACGCTTCGCAGTTGAAGAAGTGGCTCGTATGTATAACATCCCTCTTTCGTTGATGGGTATTCCTGGCACCCAGTCTTACGCCAGCGTGGAACAGAACGCCATCCAGTTCGTTACCCACACGCTCCGTCCTTACATCGAGAAACTAGAGTGGGCTTACAGCCGTCTGCTGCCTGATAACCAGTTCATTAAGTTCAACGTGGACGGTTTACTCCGTGGCGACTTCAACAGCCGTGTGTCGGCTTACAGCAGCGCGCTACAGACTGGTTGGCTAAACATCGACACCGTTCGCTCTCTTGAAGACTTGCCCCCAGTTCCAAATGGTGAAGGTTCTCAATACCGTGTGCCTCTAGCCAACGTGAACTTGTCAGCCACCGACCTTGTTGCCCAGCAAGAAAAGGTCAACATGGCTAAGGGTTTGATTGGTGTTGGTTTTGACCCTGCCGCGGTTTTGGCAGCGTTGGGTCTTCCAGAGATTGCTCACACAGGCGTGCCGACTGTTTCGCTTCAAGGCGTAGGCACTATTAACCCAACTGCACCAGACACGGTTTATAACGTCTGATGGCTATTGCGCAGAAGGTTTACAACGTCGGGACGACACCTCAAACGGTTGTTGCACCAACGAATGACTATGCCAAGTTTGTGTTGAAGAACCTGCAACCAAAAGACACAGCGGACTATGCGCGCGAAGGTTTGATTTACGCTTTCTTCTCTAACCGAAGCATTGGTGCTGGTGTAACTGAAAACATTAGTTTTACTACTGGTGCAACAGGCGCACAGTTAGATTACTTTCAACTGGTAACCGAATCATCATCTATCTATTCGACAATTATTGAGGGTGCTACAGTAACCGTTGCTGGTCCAACTATCCCTGTCAAAAACGTCAACCGTAACTATTCAGACACAGCACAAGCAGTTATTCAGGGAGTAACTTCTGTCACAGGTGGCACAGCTATTCAGGCAGAGTTTGTGACAGCAAGCAACCACGGTGGTGGTGCTATTTCTAGTCAAAAAATTGTCACACTTAAACCGAACACACAATATGTGTTTCAAGCAACCAACATTGGAAACCAAGCAACGAACTGGTATTCGCAGGTTGCTTTCTCGGAGCATTTCAACGGCTACAACACCATCTGGTTAGACACCATTGATGACTCGTTTGCACTTCGCGCTGGCGAAGAACTAATTCTTGAACTACTGCCTAACGCAACAATCAACGCGGTCGCTCATTACAACACAAACAAACTCGCAGTTATGAGGCAAAAGTAATGCCGTATTTTATAACGGAAGGTCCAGAGGGTTGTAAGTCTGGCTGGGCTACAATTAAACAGGATGGCGAAATAATCGGTTGCCACCCAACTAAGCAGGAGGCGATTGACCAGATGGTCGCAGTTTCTATTTCAGAGAACATGACACCAGGTGGCGAGCGCGCTTTGCCTGAAGAACTAACCCCAGACACTTTCGTTGCTTGGCTGGTGGGTCCTGAAGCGTATGCAGGTCAGGTCGTATCAGTTGATGGCGACAATGCAATCGTGCGTTTGTGGGAAGAAGAAGAAGACGTTTGGATGCAAGGCGATTTGGACGTTGTCGTCCCTGTTGCTGTGCTGCAGGTTATTGAACCGTTGCTTGCACCTGAAGCGTTGCCTCAACTAACCGAATCAACTGTCGTGCCTACACGCAACAAGTGGGTAAGTGCTGCTTGGGCTATCAAGGCACGCATTGAAGGCTTGTCTAACGAGGCACGTTCTGTGGGTGGAAGCACCGAGATTAGAACCGCACACACCAAGTTCGAAATCCGTGCCGAAGGCGACGGGATGTCGTTTGAGGGTTACGCAGCTCTTTTTAACAGCGACTCTGAACCGCTACCTTTCATCGAACGCATCGCACCAGGCGCGTTCAAACGTTCGCTACAGGGACGCCACCGCATGATGCTGTTGTGGAACCACGACACTTCAAACCCACTTGCTTCAAACCGTAACGGTTCGCTGCGTCTACAGGAAGACAACATTGGTCTAAAGGTTTCAGCGACCTTGCCGAACACCACCTTGGGTCGCGACGTTGCTGAACTAGTTCGCACAGGTGTTATCGACGCCATGTCGTTTGGTTTCGAAGTCAAAAAAGACTCATGGTCAGCCGACGGTAAAGTCCGCACCCTAGAAGAGGTCGCTTTGCTGGAGACAAGTTTGGTGTCCTTCCCAGCCTACGAAGGCACATCAGGTTCGACCAGCGTCCGTTCAGCACGTTCTATTGACGCAGACGTTCTTGCCAACAGCCTGTTCAAACTTGAATCAGGTGAACAGTTAGAAGCCAGCGAAGCAGCGGTCCTAAACGACGTGGTTGCTAAGTTGTCAAAAACTGAAGAAGTGCAAGAAGTAGACGGTGACATCCTTGCGCTAAAGAAAAAGAAACTCGACCTACTATTGAAAGGCATCTAATGGCTACCAAAGAAGAAATCGCAATCGCACTGAAGGTTATCGAAGAAGTAGCAGGTGCTCCTGATGCAGGTCTAATCGCAGACCTACTGAAAGAAATAAAGAAGTCTGGTGACGCGACCAAAGAAGTGCGCGTTGTCAGTTCAAAAGAAACTCGCTAACCCCTCAGTAGCAGTTTCTAACCCCAGCAGGTTTACTCCCCTTTCCCTGCTGGGGTTCTTTCATGTCTGAAGCGTTTTTTTTGACTGTTAGACTTTTTGACAGGTTCCGTGTTCCACGACCTCTTGTCTGTTCAGCGTGCCGCGGCAGAGTCCATTAACCCATTTCTTTTTAGGAGAACATATGTCAGAGTTCGTAAAGGCTCAGGCTGAAGTTCGCAGCAACCTGCTTGCACAGATGCGTGAGGTCATTGACCTTGCTGAGTCTGAAAAGCGTGGACTATCTGCTGAGGACCTTCAGAAGATTGACCGCATTGAAGCGGACATCGAATCACGCGATGCTTCTATCGCAACTGCTCTAAAGGTTGAGGAGCGCGCTAAGGCTGCTGCCGAGGCTGCATCTTCATTCGCACCTGTTGAGGCTGCTCGTCAGTCAGACGCAGAAACCCTTCGCTCAATCGCTCGTGGCGAGATGCGTGGACGTGAGTTTGCTCGTGAGTCACGTGCTGCTCTAGTTCCATCAGCGAACACCGTCGGTCAGTCTTTCTATGACCAGGTCTTCCAGATTGCGACCCTAGTTGGTCCAATGCTTCAGACCTCAGAGGTATTCAACACCACCTCTGGCGAGAACCTAGTTATCCCAACCGTAACCGCAATCTCAACCTCTGCTGGAACCCCAGCAGGTTCAGCAATCGGTGAAAGCAACCCAACCTTCTCAAGCATCACTCTTGGTGCTGACAAGTTCGGTGCGCTTGTGTCAGTTGCGAACGAACTAATCGCAGATGCTGGTTTCGACATCTCTGCTTACATTGCAGAGCAGTTGGGAACCTCACTTGGTATCGCTATCAACACCGCTCTAACCACTGGCACCGCTGGTCTAGCAACTTCTGCTGGTTCAGTTGTAACTGGTGGCACTGGTGTTGCTGGTGCTCCAACCTACGAAAACATCATCGACCTTGTTTACGGTATCGCTGATGGCGCACGCGTTCTTCCTGGTCTAGGCTTCCAAGCCTCAAAGACTGGTATCGCTGCTCTTCGTAAGATTAAGGACGGTTCAGGACGTTACATCTGGACCGACTCAGCAGTTGACGGTCAGCCAGCACAGTTGCTTGGTTACTCGGTTTACGAGAACCCAGCAGTTGCTGCAGTTGCTACTGGCGCAAAGAGCCTCTTGTTCGGACACCTTCCGTCATACAAGGCTCGCATTGCTGGTGGCATTCAGGTTGCCCAGTCAGGCGACTACGCTTTCAACACCGACGTAACCACCTTCCGTGGCATCGTTCGTGTTGGCGGTGGCTTGACCCACGCAACCAGCGTTGGTTACTTCAAGGGTGGCGCGAGCTAAACCCTGACCAACGGTCACAGACTGAACTCCCCTCCTGAGCGTAGACAGGAGGGGAGTTCTTTTTGATAGGGTTGAAGTGACCATCTACGAAAGGGAAGCAAATGCTTAATGGTGTCGTGTCGCTTTATTCAAACAGTCCGAACCCAACTGGTTATGGGGAGCAGTCAAAAATACTTCTTGACTTGCTGAAGCGTGACGGTGCAGACGTCGCCATGCTTTCCAACTATGGTTTGGAAGGTAACGTTTCAACTTACGAAACAGCACACGGTCCAATCCCTCACTATCCACGAGGCGTTGACGGTTATTCAAACGATGTGGCACCGTTGCACCACAGCCATTTCAAGAATCAACACCAAGGCAAACCTGACCTGCTCATCACTTTGTATGACGTGTGGGTTTTGCAGGGCAAAGGTTGGGAAGAGCAGAACGTCGCATCGTGGGTTCCTTTGGACCATGTGACTATGCCACCAAAGGTTCAGGAGTGGTTGCGACGCGATAACGTGACCCCGATTGCTATGGCACCTCATGGTGTTCGTCAAATGGAGTCGGTTGGTATTGAGTGCGAGTATGTGCCTCATTCAATCAATACTGAAGTGTTCAAACCAACGGACCAGTTCAAGGGTCAGCACGTTCGTGACTTTATGAAGACTGGTGACAAGTTTGTGGTTGGTATGGTTGCTGCGAATAAAGCGTCTGGGTTGATTCACCGTAAGTGTTTCTCGGAGAACCTGCTGGCGTTTTCAATGTTCTATTCGAAGCACCCTGACGCTGTGTTGTATTTGCACACCGACCCTTTGGGAACTGCTGGTGGTTGGAATTTGCTGAACGTTCTGAAAGCGTTTGGTATCCCTAAAGAGGCTGTCATCTTTCCAAACTTTGTGGACTTCAAATACGGCATTAACCAGACTGAGTTAGCTGCGCTTTACACAGGCATGGACGTGTTGTTGGCTCCGTCTTATGGGGAGGGTTTTGGTGTTCCAACACTTGAGGCAGCAGCGTGTGGTGTGCGTGTGATTGGTTCGGGTTGGGCTGCGACTCCTGATTTGATTTCAGAGGACGGTTGGTTGGTTGAGGGTCAACCGATGTGGGACGCTGGGCAGGATGCGATTTGGCAAGTGCCGTTAGTGCCGTCGATTGTTGGTGCGCTGGAAGAGGCTTATAACGCTCCGCGTGGAACGAGCAAGGCGCAGGTTGAGTTTGCTCAGGGGTTTGCTGTGGAGAAGGTTTGGCAGGACCGTTGGTTGCCTACCCTCAACCGTCTGCTGGTCTAGATTGTTGGCTGGCTGCCACGGTCTGCAATTGATGCGCTGAAGACCATGCGTAGGAATTCGTGCTGAAGGCTGAAGTAATAATTGGTGCTGCGGTTGGCATTGTAGGTTGCCATTTCATAACCGTAGTTCAGCGCACCGATTCTGATTTCAGGGTCGTTGCTGAATGCTTCGTTGAGTTCAAGAAATAGTGCTGCGGCTTCTGCGAGTGCTTCGTCGCTTCCGTGGCGTGAGACAAATGCACAGACTGAGAGTGAGGCTTTGCGAACTTTGCTGGTGGCGTTCCAAAGCGCGTCGGCTTCGTGGGTGGTTAGTTCGAGTCTGGTTAGAGTTTCCATTTTTTGCTCCTTGGTCGTTTACTTCTTGTGGTTCGAGTATAGCAATTTTTTACAAGAAGATGTCAAATAAATAAACAATCTTTTTTTGAGATTAGAATTGACCCATAAGACTTAGGAGTATCCATTGGCAATCACTAACGGCTACTGCACGCTTGCAGAAGTAAAAGCCGCACTCCGCATCGGGGACAGCGTCGACGACTCTCTGCTAGAAAAAGCAGTCGAATCAGCATCTCGCGTCATCGACGGTTACGCTGGACGTGTTTTCTATAACGCAGGAAGCGCGGTCAGGAACTATGCCGCTCAGGACAACTACGTCACCATTGTTGACGATTTGCAGTCCGTAACCAAAATCGAAACCGCGTCAGAAGCAGGTGGAACCTACACCGAACTCACCAGCGGCAACTACCAACTGGAACCACTCAACGGCTTCGCAGACGGCATCACGCAACCCTACACAGCTATTCGCGCTCTAGGACGTTACTTCTTCCCAGCGTTCGGTGGCGATGCCTTGGTGCGCGTCACAGCGGTTTGGGGTTGGGCAACTGTTCCAATCGCAATCAACCAAGCGTGCATCATTCAAGCCAGCCGAATCTTCAAACGCAACGACTCACCACTCGGTGTTCTAACCTCACCAGATTTGGGTTTCATCCGTGTCGGCTCACGCCTCGACCCAGACGTTGCACAACTCGTTGACCCTTATCGCACCATGCGGACGTTCGCATAATGGCTTCCCTAACAACGCTCCGCGACAAGATAGCTGCAAACCTACAAACCATCACAGGTCTACGCACAGGTGGTTTCATACCTGCTCAAGTAAATCCACCGTTCGCAATCGTCGCACCAGACAGCATCGACTACCACCGTGCTTTCGCCAACGGACTATCAACCTACAACTTTGTCATCACACTCATTGTGGGCATGGCATCTGAACGAAGCGCACAATCAACACTTGACGCATACTGCTCACCAACAGGAGCGTCGAGTATTAAGGGTGCGTTAGAATCAAATAAGACACTCGACGGTCAAGCCTTTGACCTGAACGTGACTGGAATGCGTAATTACGGTTCAACCGTGATTGGCGAGACAACATACCTTGCCGCCGAGTTTGACTTGACGGTCCAGGCTAACTAACAGGAGAAAATCACATGGCAAAATACGTGATGACCAACACCAAGGTCACCATTAATGGCACGGATTTCAGTTCGGCACTTAACTCTGTTGAGTTGGCTTTGTCGGCTGATGAGGTGGACACCACTAACTTTGGTGGTTCAGGTTGGAAGGGCAACGCTGCAGGTCTAAAGTCTGCATCGGTTACTTTGAACTGGATGCAGGACTTCGGTGCTGGTTCGGTCAATGCAGTTCTTCAGCCGCTATTCGGAAGCAACGCAACCGTTGTTTGTATTCCAACCAGCACAGCAGTTTCAGCCACCAACCCATCATGGTCTGGTGAATTCGTCGTTTCACAATACTCACCTATCGCTGGTGCCGTTGGCGACCTTGCAGTCTTCTCGACTACTTGGAACTCAAACGGCGTCATCACCTACGCAACCGCTTAAGGATAAAAAATGAAAATCACTCTACGCATCCTCTTTGTAACTGGAGAAACCAAGGACGTCTCAGCTGGTCCTGCAGACCTTGTTGCTTTCGAGGATAAGTTCAATTTGTCTGTGGCTAACCTAGAAGCAGAAATGCGTGTGACGCATCTGCTTTGGTTGGCTTGGAAATCTGAAAGCCGTCAGAAGACAACTGTTTTGGATTTTGATGCTTGGCTAGAAACAGTCGACAGCATTAACCCAGTAGCCTCAAAAAAATAACTGGGCTGGGCGACCAATCGCTCACTTGGTATTTGGTCAGTCTGGCTTACGAGTATCACATTGCTCCGAGCGTCCTTGCACAGGAGGACGAGCGGATGTTGTGGACTATGGGACGTTACCTTGTGTGGCGTAACCAAGAGCAAAAAAAGAAGAGATGAGAGAACCCCTTCCACCGTTTGGTGAGAGGGGTTTTCTTTTTACAGGTTCTCGAACCCTGCGATTTTGAAGTTTGGGTGTTGTAGGACTGCTCCTGCTGCTACGTCGACCATGCGTTGCACTTCTTCAATTGTGAAGTTTGAGTTCTTGATTAGGTTTTCGAATTCGTCGACGTTGGTGATGGCGTTGTATGCGAGGCGCACAACAAGGCTCTGCCAGTATGGGTTGGCGTGAGGGATTTGGTTGTCGATGATTGTGTTGATGGTTTCTGTTTGCATGGTGATTGTGTGGTCTGGGTTGATGTAGTCGTTTGCTTGTTCGACTGCCATTGCCCAGTCTGCGTCTTCGAAATCGCCTTCGGGCGTGTAGTCGATGAAGTTCCAGTATGCCCAAGGTCGTGAGTAGAATCTGCTGGTTTCGATTTCGTTGTCTGCTTTATTCCAGATGACTAGGTGTGCGACGACGACGCCGTGTTCGTCTTTGTATGGGGTGACTGGTTGGTAAAGGGTCCAACCGTCTTGTGTCATGCTTTGGCTTGGTTGGTTGATGAAGTCTTCATAGTATTCGAACTCGTATGCTGCTGCGGTTAGTTCGTCGTATCGAGTGGTCATTTTTTTGGTCCTTGTCTTTGGGTTAGTTGTTCTTGATGATTTCTTTGATGAATGGGAAAGCGTTCAGGGCTTCTGCGATAGTGTCACCGTAATTGCGAACTCCGTTAATCTCGATGTAGGTTTCATCTTGGTTATCGATTACGAAACCGATTATCTCTCCATCTTGTGAGATAAAAAAGTCCCAGTATGATTTTTCTGATGCGGTGATTAAATCGTATGTCTTTAGCATTTTGGGGTCCTTTTCTTTGGGTCGGTTTACTTGGTGATGTTTAGTTCTTTAGCGATTGCAGCCATCTGACCGTAGGCTTCACGCCATGTTGCTAGGTCGCCTTCTGCGTAGGCTTCGTGTGCTGCGATTGAAAGTAGTTCATACTGCTTCTCTAGTCCTGCGATTACCTTGTTCATTTTGGGGTCCTTTTCTTTTTGGTCGTGTGTTGCCTTGGGTCAAGTATACATTTTTTTACAGCCAATCAAGCACATTCGTAAAAAAAGTTCAGATTCTTTTTGGCAGATAGAATTGAGAGGTTAGGAGGCACCCATGGCAGAACCGCTAATCACCATCCCAAAATACACTGGCAGCCTTAGCGCGCCTGGTCTGGGACCACGTGACATCTCCGTCAGGGACGTGCGCCAACTTCAAAAACGCTTGAAAGAAATCGAACCACGCCTCCGCACCCAATTTATGCGCGACGTCAAATCGCTCGGTAAACCAATCGAACGTCAAATCAAAGCTGGCATTACTCAAATCACACCACCGTCTGGAATGTTGAAAAGCAACGGACGATTGGGGTGGGGCAATATGCGACCAGCAAACCACACCCAGTTGCAGTTCCGAACACGTATGTCAGGTCGCTCCCTAACAACCTCTCTGCTTCGTGTGCGCGTAACCAACCCTGCAACAACCATGGCTGACATGGCTGGTCGCTCAAGACGCTGGGTTGGTAAAGGCACCAACGGAACAGGTCGCACACGCGAGTTTTCCAGACCGTCTGCTGGTCGTTCTATTGGAACGATGATGGACCGCAAGGTGAGCAGGTCTGCTGGTATGAAGTTCATTTCACGTTTGAACCGTATGCAGGGCATTGGTAAGAACCGTGCGTCGCGTTTCATTTATCCATCTGCTGAGAAATCTATCCCAGCAGTTTCTACAGCGGTCGAACAAGTTCTTCGTAACGCTTACGCTTTCATTAACAGACAGGGATTGTAATGGCTTCTGGCATTGCCGTTGTTCTAAAATCCGTTTTTGACAACAAGGGAATTAAACAAGCACAAGGTGCGATGAGTGGTCTTGGCGACTCGATGAAGAAACTCGTCTCGGTTGCTGCTGTTGCGACTTCGTTTGCTGCGATTGCCAAAGTCACAACTGACGCTGCTCAAGCCGCAACTGAGGATGCTAAAAGCCAAGCGTTGCTTGCCAACGCTATGCGCAACAGTGCTGGTGCTACACAGGAACAGATTGACCAGACCGAGTTGGCGATTGATGCCTTAGCTCGAATGTCTGCAGTTGCTGACGACCAAATCCGTCCAGCGATGTCTTCCCTTATTGGTGTGACTCACGATGTTGCTTCTGCACAATCGTTGACTGCTTTGGCTTTGGACTTGGCTGCTAAGAAGGGCATACCTGTTACGGATGCTGCTGACAAGATTGCGAAAGCATACTCTGGTCAGACTGGTGCGTTGACTAGGTTGATGCCTGAACTAAAAGGTTCAACTGACCTTTGGGGTGACCTTTCTGAAGCGGTTAAGGGTTCGGCTGAAACTGCTGCACAGGCTGACCCATTTGCGCGTATGACTCAAACTATGGGTGAGTTGCAGGAGATGTTTGGTTACGCTGTCCTGCCGTTGTTTGATGCGTTGTCTACTTGGGTGAATGAAAACCAAGGAACCATTGGTGGCATCTTCACTATTTTGGGTGAGGCGATTGCTTCTATTCTTCCTTTGCTCACACCGTTGTTGAGTCTGTTCATGATGTTGCTGGAACCAATAGCCACTCTGGTTGGGCAACTGATGCCACCATTGGTTCAGATTTTTGGCATTTTGATGTCTGTCCTCACACCTATTATTGCTGTGATTATTAATTTGGTGACGGCTATTGTCCAAGCGTTCATGCCAACGATTGACCCAATGATTAAAGTGTTGGGTATTTTGGCAGACATCATTATTAAATACATCGTGCCTTGGATTGGGTTCTTGGCAAATGTAATTATTGCTTTGATTGAACCTATGTCGCAATTGGCTGACATGATTTGGAATGGTCTAGCAGCGGCTTTGGAACAGTTGATGAACTTCCTCGGTCCTGTTTTTGATGCGCTGAAACCTGTGCTTGAAGCAATCATGGCAATCATGGGAATCAAACCAATTGACCTGACAGTCTCTTCTAGTGTTGACACCACAGGTATTGAAGATTTCCAAATGCCTGTCTTTGACCCTAACGCGTTTGTTATCCCTGCACCTATCACTCCTGTTGCACCAACTAACCAGCAGGTTCAGGACACGATGACTGAGGCTGAAAAGAAACGCCAAGGTCAAATCAAGTCGGTGGCTGACAAGATTGCTGATGCTTGGCAGAAGGCTAAGGACCGTGTGAAGAAAGCGAAGGCTGCTTTCCGTGACACTGTTTCTATTGAGGATGCTGTTACCGAAACTGACAGTGGTTCGTTCCGTGCGCGTTCAGCACCTATGCTTCGCAAGATGCGCAAACTGATTGAGGGTGCTAAGAACTTTGCTAAGAACATTACTGAGTTGAAGAAGAAGGGTGCAGATAATGCGCTTATTCAGCAACTTGTTGACATGGGGCCTGGTGCTGGTGCTGCTGCTGCTGCTGAGTTGTTGAGTTCGGGTAATTTGAATGAATACATGAATTTGCGCACACAGTTGGCAACGATTGGTTCACAGGTTGGTGAGGCGGCTAACGTTGCTATTACTGGTTTGTCTTCTTCTGGTTGGGCTTCTGCTAATACTGCTGCTCAAAGTATGGTGAATAGCAATAACAATACTTACAACATCAACTTGAATAAAGCCAACTTGACCCCTAATGACATCATTGGTTACATCCGTAATTATGAAAAGACAACTGGTAAAAAGGTTTTGGTGGCTTAATGGTTGCCAATGCGTATAACCCTTCTGCTTATGTGAAGGTGTATTTTGAAACTTGGGGTTCGGGCAAGTTTCTTTTAGGAACATCTGTTCTTGATGGCACTGATCCGTTGTCACCGGCAGTTGGAACTTCTAGCACTGAGATTTCTGCACAAGTCAATTCGATTGATTTCCACCGTGGTATGTCTACTGATGGCGCTTTGCGTCAATTGGATGCTGGGACTTGTTCTATCAGTTTGACTACTAAAACTTTTAACCCTTGGATTGATAACAACATTCGTGTTGGTATGCGTGTATGGGTTTATGGCAATACTTCTGCTGCAATTTTTGTTGGCAAGATTAGTTCATTGGGTATGAGTTATGACCCTAGTGGTTGGTTGAATGTGTCATTGAGTTTGGTTGATGGTATTGATGAATTTGCTAGTTCACGAATTACGGATTACACAACTGTTGGCACTTACGATAATGCTCGCACTGTTCTGGATGCGTTGATGACTGCTTCTGGTTTTGCACTTACAGCAACAAGTAGTTCATCTGGTATTGCCAAAATTGGAACTTATGATTTGGCTGCTTCTGGTGCTGATGTGCAAATTGGTGACATTGTTAATGATGTTCAACTTGCTGAACTTGGTTGGTTTTATGGTGCTATTGATGACTATTATCAATTGGCTTTCCGTAAGCGAACTTATAATGAAATTAATCCAGGCGTTGGTCTTTGGTATGGAACAAGCAGACCTGGTGGTGGTGCTTTTGCCAAAATTGAAAGCTTTGAAGTTGACCTTTCAACAACAAACATTGCTAACTCATACAAGTTAACAAGTTCTTGGGATACTGGTTTTCCTGAAATTATTTATAAGGATCAGGATTCAATTGATTTGTATGGTGAGGTTGCTCAAGACTTTGCGCCTTATTTGTATGTTGGTTTAACTGACGGTAGTGAATTGACTGCTTGGGCTGAGAATTTTCCTGCAACTAATTTGAGTCGGCGAGTATCTTCAATCACTATCAATGCTTTTGATGAAACAGGTGCTTTGCGTGCTGAGGCGTATGCTGAAAAGGTTGGTAGCACAGCCAATATTTACATTGAAACCAATGGCTATATTATTAGTGATAGTTATTTGATTCTTAGTGTCAACCACAGTATTACCCCTAATGACTGGAAAATAACTTATGAACTATGGAAGAAGTAATTAATGGCGTATAGAAGATTTGTGAATGGTGAAATTCTTTCAGCCTCACAACTAAACACTTATTTGTTGGATCAGGTTATTTCAACTTATGCTGATGCAACGGCTCGCAATACTGCTATTGGTGCTAATGCTCAGTATGGTCAGGTAACTTATTTGTCTACACCAGGCACGTTTGAAATTTATGATGGTGTTGCCTTGGCTTGGATTCCATTGTTAACGCAACGCGCTTGGACTTCTTACACACCAACGACTACTAACATCACTATTGGTAACGGCACTTGGTCATCAAGTTATGCCATGGTTGGTAAGACCGTTCACCTTAAAGTCCGTTTCACTTTGGGTTCTACTTCTGCAATTACTGGTGCTGCTACTTTTAGCTTGCCTGTGACTGCGACTGGTTTTGGTTATGGAACTGCCAACTTGAACACTGGTTCAAACTATCTTGGAGTTGCAGCTATTTCTGGAACTACAAACGTTGTGACTAACGTTGTGAACGCTGCTGGAACGTATGCAGTGCAAGCTTCTACTTCTGCAACTGTTCCTGCAACTTGGGCAACAGGCCACGTTATTTCACTATCAATCACTTATGAGGCAGCCTAATGATTACAACTTTTAACTGTTCAACCGCTGATTGCCCTAATGCTGGTATTGATTACAACTTTGAAGAAGTAGTCGGCACAGTTGAATGTGGTGGTTGTGGCGCGAAACTTGAACCAGTCGCTTAATGGAACCGCAAGAACAAGTTCCCATCTGGGCGCAAGAACTAATTAGAGAAGTCACCATTCTTAATGAGCGACTGCCAAATCACATCACATGGACCGAACGCAACGTCCTAGACCATGAAAAGCGTATTCGTGTGCTGGAGCAGTTCCGTTGGATGATGGTTGGCATTGCTTCCGTGTCAGGTTTGGTCGGTGCCTTGCTTGGTAAAGTTTTCAATGTTTAATAAAAAGTAGAATTGTTACATGAGCAATTGGCGTTTACCTTTCCCTGTCGTGTTTGAACCGTTCGGGTCTATTACTGCTGCTCGCAAAGCTATGGGTTTGGGACCTCACCGTGGTTGCGACTACAACGGTCTGGACCCTAAGACCAGAAAGCCTGTTTACAAGTTCGGCAAGGGAACACCGCTGCCAGCAATTGCAGATGGCAAAATCAGTCAGAACTATTGGTCTGACGGTTTGGGTTGGGTTGTTGAACTTGCTGTTCGAGATGTGAGTGCTGGCAAAACACGCACCCTGTTCTTTATGTATTGCCACCTTGACAAGCAGAGTCCTTTGAAGGTTGGGACCGTGGTTAAGTCTGGTGCTTCTGTTGGTGGTGCTGGAACTTCGGGAAAGTATAGTTCGGGTGTTCACTTGCACTTCACACTCTCAAACACTTCTAAGGGTGGTGCGGTTGGTAAGGTTTACGACGCACACGCTTTCTTGGAGAAACGTATCGCTGGCGAAGCTAAGAAACGTGCCGCCGCAGCTAAGAAACCAATCACCGCAACCACTGCGCAGGTTTGCCCAACTTGTAAGCAGGTAATTAAATGAAGAACCAAATTGTGAAGTCAATCGTCATCCGCACCCTTGGTGTTTTCATGGCGTTCTTTTTGACTGGTGCAGGTATTGGTGCGACCACTCCTGGCGGTTGGGTTTTGGGTGGTCTGATTGCTGTTGGAACGGTGCTGGGAACGATTGTGACCGTGCTGGGCGTGCTTCTAATCTGGAAAGCGTCGTGGACCCTTGAGGACATTGAAAAGACGTTCAGAGCGGTTGTAGCGCAACAGGCTGAAGATAACGAAACCATTAAGGACGCTCTAGAAATTGCCGAAGCAGACTCTTTTGACTTCGGTGACATTGAAGAACTAGATGCTAGTGACGACGCATCTGAATAAGTTGACGTCGGTGTTCTGGCGTTAGACCACCCCAGATGCCGTAAGGCTCTTTCGCTGCGAGCGCGTAGGACGTGCATTGTTGCATCACAGGACAGCGACCGCAAATAGCTGACGCGACCTGAAATTCTAATTGCCGACTGGTCCAGTCTGGGTTGTCTTCAGGGAAGAAGATGTTCGGCACTTGCTCGCATTCGGCTCCACCGTTTTTGGTGAGTGCTTCGTTCAGTTCAATCATTTTCTTTTCAACGTTGCTCATTGTCATACTTCTACCCTATGGTTAGGGTGTTGATAAATTCAGCAAGAAAGGGAAAGTAAATGATTAAACAATTGCCTGAGTGTTTCGAACTCAAGGACGCTCAACTTGTGGGCAACTTTGAGAACGGCTCACCTGAGTGGCATGAGGCGCGAAAGGGTTCTGTGGGTGGTTCGCAAGTCGGTGCCATTCTTGGTTTGAATCCTTGGCAGTCAGCAATCACCTCGTATTACAAAGCCATCGGTGAAATACCTGACGACCTCGAACCGTCCATGGCGATGCGTATTGGCACGAAACTTGAGGATGACATTCTTGAGATTTTTGCCGAGGAACATCCTGAATACAAAGTGTTCGAAACTGGGACGTGGGCTTCGAAAGCGGAGCCTCGTTTCCACGCCAACCCTGATGCGTTGTTTATGGACGCTGATGAAACTATGGGTGTGGTTGAAATCAAATTCAGTCGCGACTACTGGACTGAGGTTCCGAAGCATTACCGTGCGCAGGTCCTTTGGTATTGTCACGTGCTTGGTTTGAAGAAGGGCATTTTGGTGGCGTTGGCTGGTTCCACATATCAAGAGTTCGTTGTTGAGTATGACGAGTTTGAGGTGCAGTCAATGGTCGCTGGTGTGCGTCGCTTTCTGAACGCGGTTGATAACAGAACGCAACCTGAGTGGGACGGTTCAAATTCAACTTATGAAACGATGCGTGCAATCAACCCAAACATTGATGCCGATGCTGAACCTGTCGAACTTGGTGATTTGGGTGCTGATTTGGTTGTTCAGCAGATGAACTTGAAACGCGAAGAGGAGAAGTATCGCGAACTCCAATCGAGGACTCTTGCCTTGATGGGGACAGCTAAATTTGGCGCAGTAGCAGGACAGGTTATTGTTCAGCGTCAACAACGAGGAGCGTATGCGCCTCATCTAACATTCAAAAGGAGTAAATAAAAATGGCTAATTTCAATCCGAACGATTACGCAAACGTTGCAGAGCGTATTGCTGCAGTGTATTCAGAGTTCCCTGATGCAAGAATCATCACCGAGAACTTGACCACGTTGCAGGACCGTCAGGTTTCTACATGGGTGGTTAAGGCGACCTTGTTTTTGAACTCGGCAGACCAAGCAGCGAATCTTCCAAAGGCGACAGGTTTGGCTTTTGAGGTTGATGGTGGCAAGGGAGCAAATGCTACGAGCGCACTTGAGAATGCCGAGACGAGCAGCATCGGAAGATGCCTCGCAATTGCTGGTTGGTCTGGCAATAAGAAAGACGCTCAAAAGTCGTTGGCTTCGCGTGAGGAGATGGCGAAGGTGAGCCGTGGCGTGACCCCGACTGCTCCTGACTTCATTCATTTGGCTATGGGATTGTTTGATGCTGGTGACGTGAATGGTCTGCGACTTTTGCACGCTGAGGCTGTTAGGCTGAATGCCGCGGCTGATGTATTGGAGACGATTAAAGAACGTGGACTCGCGCTCGCAGCAAATTCTGCTGACTAACATTTTGGAGTTGCAGGAACTTTACGCTGAACTGATGGACACTCGGTGGGGTGCTAATACGCACTCTGCCGAGGCTGTCCGTTTAGAAATAATTGACCGTTTGGAAAGGTGGGAACGTGGAGAGTTTTACTCCGAGCCAAATCGTGGCTGAACTTTATCGCATCCAGAGTGAGGCTGCTAAGGGTGTGGGTGCTTTGTATGATGCGGAGTGTAAGTTAGCTGACGCGGAGAACGCGTATGAGCGTCGGTTGCAGTTGGCTTTTATTAATGCTGCTGGGACGGTTGCTGACCGAACAGCGGTTTCGCGTCTGCAAGCAGCGGATGACCGTTTGGCTGCGGATTTGGCTAAGGCTGAATACAACAGGGTGCGTGCGAAGATGAAGCAGTTAGAGTTGGCGCAGATGTCTACGCAGACGATTGCTCGGCAGTTAGAAACCGAGTTGAAGGTGCTGCGATGAACTTGAAAGAGTTCAGTCGTTATTTGGAACGCGATATTCGCTGTGTTCATTGTGGGACCGAGGGTGATGTTCTCATTCCTCAGCATCGTAAGAACCGTGGTTTTGGTGGTTCCAAGGAGCGCAACCGTCCGTCTAATGTTTTGGTGATGTGTTCGGCTTTCAATGGTTTGATTGAAGCGGACGCTGAGGCTGCTGCTTTGGCACGCAAGTATGGTTGGAAGTTGGAGTCGTGGGAGGACCCAGAGGACGTGCCATTTTTTGCTGAGGGCAAGTGGTGGTTTGTGGATAATTTGTATGGTCGGTTTGCTGCGATTAATTGGGATTAATCTTTTTTGACTATTTTTGGTTTTTTTGACATCTTCTTGTAAAAAGATGCTAACTTGTTCATGTAGCCAGAGCGGCTGCAAATGACCAAGGAGTAAAAATGACCACCTACGCAAAAGCACCGAAGTTCCGCGCAGCAGCAAAAGCCGCTGGTATCCAAATCAACGCTCAGGACTCATACAGCCTGCACAAGTTGACAATCCGTGAAACATACACAGACGAATTTACAAACGCAATCTGGAACCGCAAAGACGCGACAGGTTTCGAGTTCTACTCTTTGGACACCGACACAGCTCTAAAATTTCACCTTGCAGGTTTTGAACTAAACAAGATTGAAGTTCCAGCAGAAGCAGGGACTAAGCGTTTCGCTTACATCTACCGACTAGCCATCTAAACCCAAAAGAAAGGACCAAGAAAATGTCAGCAGAAATAACAATCACCACCGATGAAATGAACACCACCACGGTTGAGGTGTATTTTCTAGGAGCCAAAATGGACACCTATAAATTGAGCAAGCCAGTGATGGACGCTCTTCGTAAGCACTTCGCTGAAGAGGAGAAAGCCTAATGCCTCACGCACGCAACACTGACCCAATCACGTCACACGAAGCCGCTGCAGGATTAGACCCTGTCAGCCTCACCAAGACCAAGCAAGCGATTTTGAACCTGCTGGCAGTTCCTATGACCGATGACCAAATTCGTGCCGCGTATGGCGAACTGGTGGCTTTAGGGTTGGCTCCTGCCGCATCTGAATCAGGACTCAGAACTAGACGGTCTGAACTTCACCAGCACGGATTTATCAAACCAGTGGGCTATGGTCAGTCAGGGTATAAACGTCGAGCCATCATTTGGCAGCAAGTCTAAAGGGGACATTTTGAGCATTGAAGTTATGAACGCTGTGTGGCGACACTCAAAAGCGCAGGGACGGCAAAAGTTGGTGTTGCTGGCAATCGCAGACCACCAAGGTGAGAACGGTGCTTATCCGTCTATCCGTCGGCTGGCTGAAATGACAAACGCGTCGCAGCGTTCGGTGCAACGTGACATTCAAAACTTGGTTGCTATTGGTGAGTTGAAAGTGGAGGTGCAGAACGCACCAAGCCACGGTCAATACAAATCAAACCTGTATTGGGTGCAGTTGGCAGGGGTGACAGAATCGTCGTCAGGGGTGACAGAATCAGCGTCAGGGGTGACAGATTTGACGTCAGGGGTGACAGCAGGTGGCGTCCTAACCCTTAAAGAACCCTTAAAGAAACCTAAAGAACATATGGTCAAAGAGTTTGAGGAATTTTGGAAGCACTATCCTCGCAAGGTTGGAAAGTCTGCCGCAGCTAAGTCGTTCCTAAAAGCCGTCGATGAAATTGAGGTCGGTGAGTTGTTGGAGCAGGTTGTGAAGTTTGCGCAGGACCCGAATCTGCCACCGCAGCAATACATTCCTCACGCCTCAACATGGTTGAACGAGGGTCGTTGGAATGACGAACCATATCCTGAACGTCAATTCTCAAAAGAGGAACTGGCAATTAGAAACGCTGCAATTTCTAAGCAGGTGCGTGACTTGGACCGTGAGGCTACAAAGCGAATCCTTGCTGAACAGGATGAGGCAAGAAAACAAGCAGCACCAATTCCTAAGTGCAGACATGGTAAGAGCATTCTCAGCTGTATGCTTTGCCTCAAACTGTAGACTTGGATGAGTGGATGATAACAAGGTCGTATGCAACCGTTGTGGAGCGTCTTGGGTTGTCAATCAAGCCAAGCGCAACCGCACCGACCTCAAATGTTTTTCGTGCCGTATGCGACCGGCTACTTCAATCCAGTATGGCAAGGAGCGTTGTGTGCCTTGGCAAGGGGACTTTGACCGTGAGGACAATCCGATGCTGAACGGTGAACCGTTTATGCCTGGGGTTCGAACGTGCGGTCATAGAGATTGCTGCAATGGCAATCACCTAACTTTGTCAGCCGACTGAGTTAGACTTAAGTATCAACTATGAAAGGGAAGCAAATGGCTTTTATCAACGTGAAACACGCCACCGTGGGAAATGCAAACTCGAAGGGTTTCACTCTCATTGAGTCTTACAAGGACCGCAACGGTGAAGAGCAGTCAACCTATTACAAGGTGTGGACTTCAGAGCAGCACGACCAAGGTTCAATTGTTGACGTGTCGGGTGTGGTCACTTTCCGTGTCAGCGAGTATGAGGGCAAGCACCGTGGCGAAATCCACATCAACAACCCTCGCATCTCTGTCCCATCAGCACCAACCCCTGCAGCAACTCCTGCACCTGCAGCGGCTGAAGACGCACCGTTCTAAAGTGAGCCGAAGCGAACTCTCCGTCCTTGTTGAAGGTCGTCCAGCACCTCAAGGTTCTAAGACACCAACACGTGGCGGAGGGTTTCGCGAAGCATCAAAGTATCTCCCTGCTTGGCGTGCGGCTGTTGAATTAGCTGTGAAGCAAGAGTTCAACAATTCACAGGACGCTAGACCGTTCACGGTCCCTGTTGAAATTGATGTGACGTTCTACATTCAGCGTCCTGCAAAACCAAAGTTTGCTTACCCTGCAACACCACCTGACGTGGACAAGTTGTTGCGCGGTGTTTTTGATGCGCTGACAAGGTCTGGTGCTTGGGAAGACGACGCGTTAGCGGTCAAAGGTTCTTTCAATTGTTTGTGGACTGGTGTGGATTCTCATCCTGTGCCAGGCGCATTTATTTGCATCAAAAAAAGATAATCTATTTTTACGTTTTTGAACCTGTCTGCGTAAAAAGATGCTAATTTGGTCTTGTAGCCACACGGCTACCCTAAATGACCCAAGGAGCCAAAATGACCACCACCTACGCAGATGAACTAGGCAAGTGCTACGCCAAGCGTGGAAGCCTACGCATTCACACAGAGCCAAGCAGCGGAATGCTTGCCGTCTACTCAGTAGCACGCGAGATGCTTTGGGATGCAGAATACAACTACCTCGGTCTTGGCGACCGACTAGAGGCTGTCCTTATTGGCTACGTTGCAGACATTGACAACGCAGAACACGCCTTTGATGTTGCTGAAGAAGAGCTTCGCGTTTTGGCGGTGAGTGCATAATGCGCGCATTCGCTTACCTCGCAGCAGCCTCAATCACCGCACTAGCCACCGTGCTACTAATGAACGAAGGCTTCAAAAACAGCCTCAGACACGGTTACACCATCGGACTACTCGGTGCGTTCCTAATCGTCATCTTCCTATTCAAAGCAATCGTCAACGCCATCACATCAAAGGACTAAAAATGGGAACACCAATCTACGACCAAGTGACAACCGCATTTAACGACGCAGTCCAATCAGCCGAATGGCGTGGACGTGCAGAACTCCGACGCGACATGATTGCGCTACTCAAAACATTCAAAAAACCAACCATGGCAGTCAAAACAGCACTCGCCAAACTAGAAGCAGAGGAAGGCAAAAAATGACCGAAGTAATAACAAGCGTCGAACACATCAAAGTCGCTCAACTTGAATCGTTGCAGCAAGGAATCAATCTGGGACGCTCTGACGCGTTCAAACTGTGTCGCCAGTTGTTACAGGCTAAACTCAAATCTGAACAAGCGGACGCTGACCAAGCAACCGAGCAGGATTGGATTGACTACCACACAGACCGTGCAGAGATTTTGGCTGAAGTTTTGGTCGGATTGGACGGTTTGAATGTGTAAGTATGACGACTGCAATTTTGAGGTTTTGGCTCGTGGCATTTGCAGCAAGCATTACAACCAAGAGCGTCGGAGTGTTGTTCGCAACGGTGAAGTTTGGGTTGAGGATGACCGTGATGGGTTGTGGGAGTTTGTTAAAAAGGAGTTGAACTTATGCGCTTAGAAACGCAAAGGGACACAGAGGTTTATGATGCTGGTTTTGCTGAGGGCAAGGAGTATTGGGATGCGAAGTTGATGGACCATGTTGCTGATTTGCTGGTGAGGAAGGTTCAAGAGTTGAAGTCTGTTGGTGACGACCGTTGGAATGGGTATGCGGATGCGTTGGCTTACTTGTTGGAGGTGGAGTCGAAGTGATGGTTCGGTCTGCTGAGTTTATTGCTGGGGTGCGTGAGGGGCGTAAGTCTGAGCGTGAACGCATCATTCATTTGCTGGCAAGAATTTATCCAAATGTTGATTGGGATTTGACACTTCAGCCACATATCAAGGGAGAGAATAAAAATGACTAAACTCACTTACACACGCGATGAAGTTGAAGAGCTAATGCAACTCGAAGCAAAGTTTGAACGTGAACGCATCATTGCATTATGTAAACAAAGCATCGATGAACATCAAAAGCGTGGGATTGAAGCAGTCCCGTTCCTATCGTTGATTGAACTTATCAAGGGAGAGAACAAGTGAGCCAAGCACAAGAGTTACTAAAAGCACTATCCAAGATTCTTAAGAAGAGTGACAACAGAACAAGCAAACTAACGGATTCTATTGTTGCCGTCTTGGAAATTGAGCGAAAACAAGAACAGAACCGCATAGTTCTAATACTTGAGCGACTTATGAAAGAACCAACTAATGACTTGACTTATCGGGTGAATCGTAACGACACACTATGTCAGGCTATCGCTCTTATCAAGGGAGAGAACAAGTGAACGGTGCAAATCTAGATAACCGAGAATGGTTTATCGCTGGCGTAGAAACCGCCTCTAAAATTGACCGTCTTATTGCTCTTATCAATGGAGACGACGAATGAGCAGTCGCGCAACATGGGACGAAACATGGTTCGAGGTCGCACACGTCATCAAACACCGTTCAGCGTGTGAACGCAAAAAAGTTGGAGCAGTGATAGTTGACACCAAGCGTCGCATAGTCGCAACAGGTTACAACGGACCAGCAGCAGGATTCAAAACCCAAGGCACCTGCTCAAACTACTGCCAACGGTCACAGAACGGTCCAGAAGCCTCTTACAACACCTGCCCAAGTATTCACGCAGAAGCAAACGCGCTCCTCTACGTCGACCGTTCAAGGCTCGAAGACGGCACACTCTATGTGACCACGTTTCCCTGTTTCGACTGCGCCAAGCTAATATCGAACTCTGGAATTATCAGAATCGTTGCACCAATCACCAAAGAAGACGCACATCGCAATCCCGAAGCCGTCCTCGCCTATTTAGAAAGTTGTGGAATCCATGTCGAAGAATGTTGAATTTGATGCCCTCGTGCTAAAACTAAGATTTGAATCAGTCAAAAATCAAATCGACGCGTTGCAGCGTGAAATTGAAGTGTGCGACGAGTTGCTGCAAGAGATGAAAACCATCATCGAAAACAAAAACGAGTAATGCTGCGCAAACAGCGTGTTTCCGATAGGCTCAAAGCATGAGTTTATTAAAGGGAATGACCCCAGAGGTCAAAAAACTACCATGCGCAATCAGAACCGTCTTTGAAGCCATCGAAACAGAAGACGCAGACATTCTCCAAGCAGCAATCGCAGACGAGAACCTATGGGCAGCCGAAGCACTCGCGCGAGCACTCGGAAATCGTGGAATCAAAGTGTCAGGCAAATCAATATCAAAGCATCGTCGAAACGAATGCTCGTGTTAGAAGGCTTAAATCCTGCACCACGCATAGACGCACCAAAAGACTGGCGACCAGCAATCGAATTCGACGGCACTAACGGTGAAGCAATCACAGGAGGCTACCCAGCCGACGACCAACCAAACTTTGACGAGTTCCTAATCGACGCAGGGTTCGACCCAGCCGAAATAGAAATCATCGGAACCCCACGCACCAGCCGTTGGCAAGTTTATGACGGCTCATGGCGCACCAGTTATAAATTCCGATTCGCCAAACGCTCCACAGCAATCGACCTGCCACTGCTTTACGCCGAAGCAAAAAAAACAAAACGGCAGGAAGTCAAAAAAACAAACCCAGACACCGCACTCGTAATTGCGCTCGCTGATTTACAGGTTGGCAAAGTAGACCACCGTGGTGGGACGAAAGAACTACTGGAACGCGTGTTTGGTGTGTTTGACCGTGTTGAAGCGAAACTAAAAGCCAACCGTTACGAGCGTGTGGTGTTAGCAGACGTGGGTGACGTTGTTGAGGGGTTCTCTAACGCAGCCAATGAGCAGCAGACGTTCTCAAATGACCTGTCGCTTATGGAGCAGGTTGATTTAGCCACCACACTCCTTTGGGAACTAACTAAACGTGTAGCCAAGTATTGCCCGAACATCGTTTACGCTTCTATCGCTTCCAACCATTGCCAGTTCAGAATCAACAAGCAACAAGTAGGCAAACCAGGTCAAGACGACTGGGGTGTGATGATTGCTAAACAAATCCATCGCCTAGCCACAGAAACAGGCTTACCTGTCAAAGTGCTAATCCCTCAACCGTCCGACGAATCCTTAGCTGTGGACGTGTTCGAAGACGGCTTCCACATACTAGGCATCTGGCACGGACACCAATCCAACCGACCAGAGCAAGTGCCAACATGGTGGCGTCAGCAAGCATTTGGTCAGCAACCAGTCGCAGCAGCCACAGTAGGACTCACAGGACACTTTCACCACCTGCGCGTCCAAGAACTAGGACAATCACCAAACGGCGGCTCACGCTACTGGGTGCAAGCAACAACCCTCGACGGTGGCTCCAACTGGTGGCGACTAAACACAGGCGAAGACTCAACCACAGGCTTAACCGTGTTCGAACTACACCGAGGCACACACTTCCAAGGCACAGTTCACAAGTTGTAATTTGTGTTTATCAAACACCCCACATACAATTAAAGAGTTGAAGGTTCGAACCCCTTGAAGGAGGGACTCGAATAGCAACGGTTCGGTGCATTGGTTTCTAGACTCACATACCCAAACCAGCAACCTTCAACAGGGTTTCTAGGCAGGTCTACAATCCCCCAGTAGACGTAAGTTCAACTCTTACAAACCCACGATGCTGTGTGTCTTTTGGTCATTTCACCTCAGCATCAGACCAGCGCGTAGTAAGGACGCGTGAACGAAGTAGGGTTCGACTCCCACCTGGTCACTAGGGACAGGCACACGGAAGCCAGGCAGACAACCGTGTGAATGTGACGCACCACTAAACCTGTCCCTAACCACCATTGAAAGGACCAACCATGAAATGCACCGCACAAGACTGCACCAACGAACTACTAACCGTCGGACTATGCCGTAAGCACTACCAGACCGCTTACCGTATCCGCAAAGGCGAAACCGCAACCACCAACGACCCAGCCATCAGCAACGCAATCACACCACGCTTCACCAAAACGTGTCACTGCGGACGCACCAGTCGCGCGCAAGGACTATGCGCCACACACTATGCTCAAAAGATGAGGGCAAAAAGAAAGAACCCAATTGCCCAACCAACTAATTAAAGACCTAATCGCCTATTACCGTGAACTCGTATCAATAGGTGCTGACAGGGAAGCATTAGCCATCAAAGAGTTCCTACGGAGACACCATGCCAACCTATGACTACTCATGCACGTTATGTGAGAAGCAAACCGTAACCGTATCCCGTGGACTAAACGACCCAGAGCAACGACCAATCTGTATCACCTGCG